GCTGGCGCCGCGGCTCCGGATGGTGGCGGCGATTCGGGCGATAGCGCACCTGCGAAACTGCGCTCGAGCACGGCGAGCACATCGAACGCGCAATACCGCAGCCAGCGCCAAGCGGCTGACGACTACAACAGGCGACGCATCGTATGACCTTCCACGACATCGAACTCGACCGCGCGTACAGCTACGGATCGGTCATCACCGAGCAGGGCAACACGGCGGTCGTGCAGCTTTCCTCGGGTCAAGAGGAGCGCATCCAGCGTTGGAACGACACGCAGCTGGTGGCCAACCTCGGCTATGCGGTCAAGACCTACGCTGACCTGCAAGCGATCCTGAAGTTCAAGCGCGCTCGCGGGCATCGCGCGCACAGCTTCCGCTTCTGGAACCCGCTCGATTACTCGACCAACGCCGCCAACATGCCAAACGACACCAGCACGGCTCTCGTCAGCGAAACCGATCAGCTGCTCGGCACGGGCAACGGCACGACTACGACGTTCCAGCTTGTGAAGCGTTACGTCAACGGCTCGCAGACCGTCGTGCGCAACCTGCACAAGCCGATCTCCGGCACGGTCAAGGTCGCGCTCAACGATGTGAACCAGACAAGCGGCTGGAGCGTCAACCTGAGCACGGGCATCGTGACATTCACCTCTGCGCCTGGCGTCGGTGTTTCGGTGAAGGCTGGGTGCCAGTTCAACGACGAGGTGCGCTTTGAGAGCGATGATTCTGGAGTGTCTCTACAGAACTTTGAGCGCGGCGAGGTTGTTGGCGGTCTGCGCGTCGTGTCTGTGATGAACCCGACGCTGGTGAATGACGACTTCGTGTATCGCGGCAGCTCGCGCCCGACGTTCTCGGCCAACATGGATCTCACGCCACAGATGGGCGTGCTTGTCTCACTCTCGCCTACGACCGCTGGCCTGTCGCTGAAGCTGCCGCAGACGGCGGGTTTTCAGGAGGGCGGGCCGCATTGGAAGCTGCGCAATCTGAGCGGCAGCAACACTTTCGTCGTGACGGACAGCGCCATGAACACGCTGTTCACGATGCAGATCGCCGGCGATGCGAACCGACGCGACTCGTGCGAGATCTGGTTGAGCGACAACGGCACCGGCGGGGTGGAGTGGATCGCGGTCACATGATCACGCAGGAAACATTTTTTGGTGGGTCGCACGCTCAATCGCTCGGCAGCAACTACACGTTGACTGTGCAGTTTGCGCGCCTGTATCGACTCCGAGGAAGCATCGCCGGAATCGAGGTCACGCTTCCGAACTACACGCTTTCGGGCTTCGTCTGGAAGAGCGGTTCGCCGTTCTTTCTCATCTACAACAACGGCGGTACGAACGCGCTGACCATCAAGAAGCACGACGGCACGACGGTCTACACGCTCGCTGCTGGCGAGGTTGTAGAGATCGACCTCGAGAACACATCCACCGACCCGAACGCTGGCAGCGCAAGCTGGGCGTGGAGCACGCGTAAGCGGCTCAAGATGACCTGATCATGCCGACAATCGTCACAGGCATTGGTTCGCTCTCGCTTGCAGTGACGGGCTGCACGGGCAACGGCGTCTCGCCGATCGTTCTCACAGTCGCCTCCGTGCCCTCGAGCGTTGAAGCGGGACAACTGATCACCGTCTCCGGCGTCGTAGGAAATACAAACGCAAACGGAGATAAGACGATCACGGCAGTGACGGCCACGACGATCACATTTGCTGGTACTGGGAACGGAGCCTACACCTCGGGCGGTACTGTTGCCCGCAAGTACGCCACGCCCGACGCGTGGAACACGGCGACGCAAGGCGCGATCGGCGCGGGAAACATCAAAGTCGGTGAGATGTATGCCGACAGCGTGTTCGAGCAGCTCACGCCGACCGTGCTTGCGTTTGGCAGCGCAACAGGTACGAACGCGTCACAGTATCGAATGCTGCGCGCGTGGGGGACGCACTACTACAAGGCGCGCCTCGACTCTGGGGTGAAGATCCGCCGAGCGATCAATAGCACTACGACCCCACACGTTATTCGCATAGCAGAGCCATTCTTCCGCATCCAAGGTGTCGGCGTTGAGCTTGTGGACACGTACGTGTCTGGCGGATGGACGACGAACAACGTCATCAACTGCGAGGTCAACAACGTCACGATCCTGTCCTGCACGGTTATCAGCGGTCCCTATCACACTGCTGCCGCAGGAACTGTGAATGGCATCGTGGCACAGTCTGGAAGTTCGATCGCGTACACGACCGTCATCGGCCCGCAAAACCAGCTGGCGCGCGTCGGCAACGGCATTGGCTTTGGCGGCTCAGCAGCTGGCGAGATCACCAACTGCACGGTCTACGGCTGGGATTACAGCCTCGGCACGTCGTCGGGCGGTATTCGTTCAAACAACCCGCAGCTGCTAGTCACGAACACAGCGGTGTTCAAGAAGCAGCGCATCGACCAAACGTACGCTGTTACTAGCGGGCGCGACATCAATGTGCCCTCAGGTCGCGCGTTCAACTGCATTACGAGCGACATCGAATGGTCGCTCGGCTTGTCCATCGGATGCGTGCAGGGCTTCCAAGCTGTCGAGGAGCTGGCCTACCCAGAGTTCCTCGATCTTCGTCCTGTCGAAGGCTCGCAGTGCACGACGCAAAAGGTCGGGCAGGTCAAGCAAACAACGTTCACCAAGGATGCCGAAGGCAACGCTCTTCCGACTGGCGCGGAAGGCTTGGTAAACATCGGAGCGTACAACCAGACGACCGTGCCGCAGTCGGTCGCGCCGATCACCGTGGTCGAGAAGACGATCGGCACCGGCGGCGACTACGCGACGATCGCAGCTTGGGAAGCGGACACCGACAATCACCTCGTCGGCTTGCAGCAGGTACAGCGAGGCTTCCTGATCGACGCGTCGTACAACGAGCAGGTCACCATTAGCGGTGCCATCACCGACAAGCGCCGATACCGCGAGCTCCGATACGCTGGAGGCAATCGCTACGACGCCCTGAACAACACGGGCGCATACGTCTACAGCGCGGCCTCGACTGGCGCGGTGATCACTCTTGATGAGAAGTATGCGCGGCTGACGGGCATCAAGGTGGAAAGCACGTATTCTGGCGCGGCTTATTTGAATGCGCAAACTGGGGAGACTGGACCGAATGTAATTTGGGTTTCCAAGTCTGACTGCATCTTGGATGCCGTAGTCGCAGAGCAAAAAAACGTCACTGGTTCATCGAACGCTACATACTGTTTCCAAGTAAGAAGCGCCACGGCTGACCGCGTGCGCTTCCGCAACTGCATCGCGCTCGGGAATAGCAACACCGCTGGCGCGTCCGTCGGCTTTTCCCTGAACGGCATCGAGACGCGTGCGCAGAACTGCCTCTCAACGCGTATGCGCCGCACGACTACCGGCACCTGCTTCACGTCTGCCGTATCTACCGTGCGCTTTGAGAACTGCTTTGCTGGCAACGGCGACGTAGGTTTCAACACTCCCTCTGGCACGCAACGTTACAACGGCTCCGTCGATACCACGGCGGCGGGCGTCGGTTCGCTGACCGGAGTGGTTGTGGCTGATGCATTCCAGGACGCGACGAACGGCGACTTCAGATTGAAGGCCGCATCGGTGTTGGCCGACGCGGGTGTGCCGCTAGACCTTGAGTTCACCTCAGACGTGACGGGCGCGAAGTGGACGCGGCCTTGGAACATCGGTCCCTTTGTGGCCTTCGTCACGCCCCCGATGTACCCAGCCGCCAAGACCGCGCGCACGCATCGCTACTGCCCGATCTGGAAAATCCAGACCAACCTGGGCGACGAGCTGCGCATCGCTGGGCACGACTCGAACCTCTATCACAACGGCGAGCTCTACGAGGCCCAGAGCGGCCTCGACACTACGGCCTACCGCGCCGAGGGCGGTCTGCGCGATCACCAGCTCGAGGCCTTTGGTTTCATCAGCAGCGACCGCATCACGTATGCCGACCTTGACGCTGGCATCTACCAGAACGCCAAGGTCACGATGTTGCTGGTTGACTGGAAGTACCCCTACCTCGCTCCGGTCCACAAGGCAGTCTTTTTCCTGCGCCGAATCCGATTCGACGGCGAGCAGTGGCGCGCCGAAGCAGAAGGCTTGTCGAGCGTACTCAAGCGAACCGTCGGTCGCGTCTACTCGCCGATCTGCCCGTACCAACTTGGCTCACCGAATCCGCAGCCGAACGGGCGTGCGGGCTGCGGCGTGGACATCTCGCAGTTCACGGAATACGACATCGAGGTTGCCTCGGTCAGCGATGATCGACGCATATTCCGCGCGAGATCCTCAGCACCTAACGAACTGCCGAGCTTCTCTGATCACTACTTCAAGCAGGGAGTGGTGACTTGGATCACGGGCGCAAACATCAATCGCAGCGCCGATGTCGTGGCGTATACCGATAGCACGCGCGAGATCACGCTGGCGATCGAGCAGCCATTCCCGATCGCGGTCGGTGATCGGTTCAACATCGTGCACGGCGACGATCACACGATCAACACGTGCAAGACGCGCTTCGGCAACGAGGACAACTTCGGCGGCGACCCGTACATTCCTGGCTCCCAGCGCGCGTATCAAACACCGTGACCCAAGCACAAGTCATCGCGTGCGCCCGCACGTTCCTAGGCACGCCATGGCAGCATCAGGCGCGGCGCAAAGGCGTGGCCGTAGACTGCATCGGCTTGCTCGTCGGCGCGTTCACCGAGGCGGGCTACAAGATCGATGACGTGACCGACTACGGTCGCAATCCAAACCCGCGCAGGTTCCTTGGCCATCTCGCCCGCTACTTTGACCGCATCGGTGGCCGATCGGACCCTACGCTCGTCGAGCACGACCGTGACGCATGGGAGTTCGCGCAAGCAGGCGATGTGTTAGCGTTCTCCTTCGTGGGCTTCGACACTCCGCAGCACGTTGGCATCTGCACGGGTCGCCACTTCATCCACACCTTCCAGACCGCTGGCAAGGTGGCCGAACACGACATGAACCTTGAGTGGCAGCGTCACCTGCATAGCGTCTGGAGGCTGCGCGAATGGCAACGCTAGTTGTCGCTGCACTTTCGGCAGGTGGCGCCTTCGGAACAGCGGGCGCCATCTCTACTGCTGTCTACACCGCCGCAGCTTACGCAGCTGCTGCGTACGTGGATTCGCTTTGGATCAGCCGCATCTCGCAGCCGGATCCGATCGAAGGCCCAAAAGCTGGATCGATCCGCCTCAACACGACGGAGGAGGGCGATCCGGTGCAGGAAGCCTACGGGCGCGAATGCCGCGTCGCCGGTCACATCCTAGACGTTTCGGATCTTATTGAGGCGCAAAATACAACCACTTCTAACGGCAAGGGAGGCTCGGGC